GGCGGGCGGCCGAAGAGGGTTAAGTTGGCTGGTATGGTCTGGGGAGTTCCGCCCAAGCAATGATCTTCTGTTCCTCTGTTTCGAACATGTGCCACGGTAGCATGTCATCTTCGATATATGGCCAAATTTGAAGACCGAGATACTTGCCTTTGATCAGCAGAGTGCATAGGTAGGCGTTGTCTCGCTTGGGCTTTTCATCTGGCCATTTGTGCCAAACTGTTTTGGTCTCGCTCATGGCTTACTCCTTCGTTCCAGTCGTTCCTGACTTAACGCCAAGCTCTTTGGCGAGTTTCTTCACTTGTTCGTCGAACTCTTCCTTGGTGATGAGCCCGGCGTCGATCGCTTTGTTGATTGTGGTTAGAGCCATTTCAAGGGCCTTCAATCGCTGTTGGTTTGGAATGACCATGCCGATGTAGAGCATGCCGAGAATGAGTAGCACAATCCAGCCGAAGTTCATGGCTCACTCCCACGAGCGGTATCGCTTTACCGATTTCGAAATTGCTTCGGGGCAAACGGTTCCGTCCTCGTAGCACCAGCATCCGCCTTCTGCGAAGGTGTGGTAATACCCACAGAACTTTCTTCCGCCTTCTGTCTCAACTCTCATCAGCACGCCATCTGGTGGCGTCACTTCTGGGAAGTTGTTCCAATCATTTGGGTTGTACTCTTCGAAGACTTCGATTTCGTGCTCGTAAAGAAGCATCGAGAACCGATTCACAATTTCGTATCGACCAGGCAGTTCGCCAAAAAAGAGCCTGTAGTCTGCGTCAGTCGTCCCACGGCCTTTGATGTTTTGAAGGTTGCCTTCAATCTGACGGGAAAAGTCACCATCGCTGATCTCATCAAGCCTCTTCTGGAGCTCAGCGTCTTTTAGTCGGTACTTGACCATATTCCATCACTTGACGACCTCGATGTCGTCGGCTGAAAAAAGGATTTGAAACTGCTGCTGGTAGTCGCCAGTAGGCGACTGCTTGAACGTCCCGAAGGTCACGTAAAAGGCGGGAACGTCGCTGAGGTATCCGCCATCGCCTCGAAGCTGCCTTTGCACGTCCGGCTGGTTCAGCGTCCAGTCGAGTTTGCGCGAAAAGTCGTTGTCCGTGAGCCTGTCGAGCGTTTTTTGCAGATGCTGGTTTTTGAGTCGGTATCGCATCGGACTACCCCAGAAGATCGATCCAGAACTTAAAGCTGGCTCCGACGATTCCAGTTGCGACGATCATCAAAAAGGCCACGAAACCGAGCGCGGCCAGAATTTCGATTAGGTCTTTCATGTGAAAAAGGCCGCTCAGTGGCGGCCTATACGTAGAGTTTTAGGGCTGGGACGGTATCAAAAAGGAGGATCGTCATCCATCGGGGCGGCGACCGCCGGGTGGTTCGCTGGCGGCTGACTGGAGGATCCAGAAGTCTTAGCATCACGATCTTTCAGGTTCTTAAGTCGCTGATCCAGTAGCTTGGCTTCTGAGACATTATCTAGGATCTCTTTGGCTACCCTACGAGTAGTCGGATCAAAAGGCGTTTTTAATCTCATGTCAAAGCCGTCCGAACCATCCGAGTTTTTCCGGTTCACACGTTGAAGAGCAAGGCCGATATGTTTCCGCTCGATTGCAGGGAAGCGATAGCCTTGATCAACCCGCATACCTCCGGGGGCGTTGCGGTCACGCGTGTAAACCTTTCCTTCAGTAACGCTTGCGCTTTGAGCACCACACACCACCAGAAGAGCGTCGAGTATAGGACGCTCAAAGTGATCTTCCCCGTTCGATTGTGTAATGAATAACGGGAAGATGCACACGCGACCATCATCCGATTTGAAAGTAATACTCAGGTACTGCGTTCTTTCCTTCATGCACATTGCTGCCTGAGTGATCTGACCGGTGTAGGCACCGGTCTGGGTGATGAAAGTGCCTCCGTCAAGTGATTTTGCGGCGGCGTCGTTTCTGGTGAAGCTCATAATCATTGAAGTCATTTGTCAGTTTCCTTTTGAGGTGAAATTCCGTAGTAGTCACAAATGGCAGCATCAACCGCTGCGAGGTCGTTCTCGATCTCTCCAGCGTCGAATAGCCCGAGCGGGCTTTTCACTGTGTCCTGGCCGTTGTTCTTGGTGAGTAAGGTGTACTTTCCGTTCTCGACGTGCGTCCGCAAAACCGTCGTAAACATCCCTTCGACGACGATCTTGTCGTCGAGCATCTTGCCTAGCGTTTTGATCCGGACGTTTCCGAAATCATCGGTGGCTGTGTGCGCCAGTACATACACGCGCTTATCTTGGTCAAGCTCGGCGGCTGTCTTGGCTATGTCGAAGCCTGCGCCGCCGATGTCGGAGAACTTCTGATAGCCGGTTTCCTTCCGGCGGTTCATGAACATCAAGGCAAGGATGTACTGCCAATCGTCGACGACGATGATGTCGTGCGGTGCGCGTCTCATGCAGGCCACGATCTTGTCCGGGTCTGACTGAACGTAGATGTTGCCGCCCTTGCCTTCGCGCCACTCGTGAGCGCGGAAGGGAAGGGGCTTGCGTACTGGCTGAATCAGAAGGGTCTTGGAGGGATCAAGGTTGCGAAGAGAGCAGGTCTTGCCGGTTCCGCTCTCGCCAAGTATCAATGTGGCGTAGCTCATGTGGTATCCTTTGAACGTTCGTTGATGAACGCCCCTTTTTGATGGCTTTTAGAAAGGGATCGGGCCGTCGGAGTCGTCAGCTCCTTCGGCCTTTTTCGTGTCCAGATCTGGATCCGTATCTCCGTACCGATCCTGGTACTCTGCTTCGTACTTCGAAGCGAGGTAGTCCATCCAGTCGTCGTACTCTGCAAGTTCTTGCGGTGTCATGATCTGCTCCTCAAAAAAGCTTCCAGTCGAGCAGTGCGACTACGCCTGCAAATGCCATGACACTGATGCCGATCAAGTCCCAATGACGAGCGCAGAAATCGATCTGCTTGTCCATGAAGGATTTGATCTTCTGGCGACGTCTCACCGCCTTGCGTACCGATGCCATGCGGCGGTTGTGCGCCTCGGCCGCTGGGTCGAAGTATCTTTCAGTCATGTGGTCTCCTTGTGTTGTTGAGGACTTCTGTCTGCGGCCTGCGTCGCCAAGGAGACAAGCGACGGGAGCCAGGCCGCAGGCAGAAGGACTCGCCTTCTGAAAGAGTCACTGGAGGAGGTAGATGATCCACGGCAGGCTCAAGATCGAGCCGAAGCCTGCCGCGGCGGTCAAAAAAAGCACGGCTGGTCGTTCGCCGTGCTCATCAGGTGTCCAAAAGGACTTAAGCAGCTTGCGCATCTTGGTGCTCCTTTACTTGCAGCAGAAACTCGCGGCTGTAGTCGATCAGACCTTGGACGTGATCTTTGTCAGTGCCAAAGCGAGCCAAGACGTTGCCTTTTGTGATCGTCAAGCCTTCGTATGCACACCACTGGATAACGCCAAGCGAGTTGTCGAGGTCTGGCTTTCGAAGGCTCTTTGCAAGACCGTTGATCGATGCTTTGAACTCATCGAGTCTGATGCCGAAGATGAAGATCGTGCAGGATACGGTTATGCACAGATCGACGTGTGCACCATCCAAGCAGCGGATGTTGATCAAGTTTTCGCCGCCGCGAGTGAGGTCGCAGGGTTCGACCTGCCACTCGATTGGCTTGAAGTACTTCTTGGTGCTCATGCCGATGCCTCCGTAAATTCGTACTTGGCCTCGAACCACTCCCAGAGCTGAACGGTTCTGTCAAAGTCGAAATCGAACTCGTCGGATGTAGCGATTTGCTCAACTATCTCTGAGGCGGTGTCAGCATCAACCTCGTCGAAGATGCCTTCATCGACCATCTGAGTGAGCTTCCTTTGAGCGTCCCAGAAAGGATCTGGACGAGCGAACAAGTCGTCGTCATCAGGCTTCATGTGGAAGCCCGGTCGATAGGTGATAAAGCACATAGCTGGTAAGTCCGTGAGATGATTAGAGGGTCGGAAGAGGTAAGAAAACCGACGTTCCCTAACCAACTCACGGAGTGAAAAGATGGAAAAGAAAGAAGCTTTTGAAGTCGTGCTGGCGATGATTGCTGCCGGAAAAATTCCAATGCCTGCGTATGACAACGACGCGCAGAAAGAGTGGGCGTCAGATGTTCGGGCGTGCATCGAAAGCTATGTCCGGATGCTTATGAAGGCTCCTGAGCCGAAGCTCTAAACTCCTTCGCCGATTGCTCTGCCTTCTTCAGCATCTCTACGAGGTCGGCGGAGCACTGCATGATCGCCTTGATCGCTCGGTCGCACGAGCGTGGCACCATGTAGTAAACGCCTTCATCCTCAGCGATCTCTTTGGCGATGGCCTGAAGAACCAGAGCTTGGCGCTTGATGGTCATGTACTCGGGTTGTGTCATTGCGTTCTCCATTGGCCTTTTCGGGCAACAAAAAAGCCCCTGATTTCTCAGAGGCCCTGATACGAAAAAGCCCGCGCGAGGCGGGCCTTGTGAATTCTTAGTGTTTGTGTTTAGGCAGTCGAAGTGCAAGGGCGATTGCAAACACCGCTCCAATTGCTCCAACGATTCCGAAGAGTGTCCAAACGTCCATTTACTTCTCCATGAGGTAGGTCAAAACAAGCGATACAACGAAGAATCCTGCGCCGTACCAGAAGCCTGCTTCATGATGTTGAAAAATCGCGACTGCCAAGCCTGCAACACCCATTTTTTCGTAGATGTCAGCCAGTCGCTTGACTAGCGCTCGACTCTGTTGTTCTGTCAGTTTCATTATATGGTGGAATTGATAGTTGTTGATTTAATTTGCGCATTGTTGCTCGAAATTGAGCGAAATGGAAATTGTGAAAAAGTCCACGTCAGCCCTCGTTTCCAAGGGCTGAAATTGGCCTTTTCCCTGAAGTGAGCGGAGGTGTTCACTCCGCCATGTAGCCCACACTCGGGCATCAAATCAGGTTGCGCGTATTGGCTAGTGCGCTCTCTTGGGCCGTTTGGTCAGGTCGCCATCCACAAACTCAGGCACCACGGGACTTGCACCCGCTTTGCATACGCCTTCGGTGACGCTTGCTTTTAGTTCACCTAAATGATGTTAGACAAAATTGACTTCATCACTTAAGTTGACTTCATTATAACTAAACACAAAGATTAGGCAAGTCTAAAGGCGTGCATTAGGTGAGCCCAAATGTCACAATTTGTAAATTGCAGGCAATAAGCAACAAAAAAGCCGCCAAAAGGCGGCTTGCGTTGGTTGATCAACTTAGAAAGGAGCACTGCCTGATCGTTCGATCACACGACCAACAAGGAAAAATCTATCTAGGTCTGATGCCTCAATGACTTCGTCTTGAGGTTGCTCTGCTGGATTTTCAGAGTGCACCACAATCGACCCATTTAGCTTGGCATAAAGTCGCTTCACACGAACGGATTCGCCATAACAAAAGATGTAAATCTTCCCATTGACGATTTTCTGACCCGGGCGGCAGTCGCAAAGTATTCTGTCGCCATCAAAGAGAATTGGCACCATGCTATCGCCGTGCACTTTGAAGCGTCGGCAGTCCTTTGACTTGACGCCTTGGTTTTTCAGCCAATCTTCTCGGTACAGTGCTCGCCGAATCTCGGTGACTTCTTCATAACTTGGAGTAAAGCAGTCGCCAGCACCAAAAGTGATTTCGTATTCTGGAATTTCGACAAAGCCATCGGGCGTCGATTCTTCTTCATAGATTTCGCCAACGCCTGCGGCTTTTTCTCCTTTCCCTGTCGTGAGCCACAAGGCGTTCACACCTAAGAACATTGCGGCTTTGATAGCCGAAACGGCGTCAAGACTTTTCGTCTTCCCGTTAAACCATGCTGTGACTGATGCAGGAGCGACCTGACAGTATCTAGCGAGTTCTGCTTTTGACTTACCAGACTCGGCCAGAGCTTCAGCAATGCGGTCTTTGAGTTCTGATGGCATACATCCTCCTTTTTAGATAAGCCTAACCAAAACAAAAAATTTCCGCTCATTAGCACTAAGGTAAGATTTAGGTATAATAAAGCAACAATTAGGCTAACCTAAAACAGGAGTTTTAAGCATGGCAAAGCTTGCCACTCGGCGTTTAGACCCAGAGCGATCGGCCGAGATCATCGAAAGCCTGGGCGGTACATCCGAAGTCGCACGACTTTTTGGGATCAGCGCTCCGAGCGTTACCGAATGGAAGAAGTCGGGGATACCTGACTATCGTCTTCTTGTGCTTCAGATCAAGCACAAGAAGAACCCTGCCGTTCGTAAGTCTTTCGACTTCAATCCGTGCGAAGTGCGCGCATAAGGACATAGCCATGAGTGGGAAAGCTATGTCTTGGTCTAGGACGGTCAAAGTAGGATCGTCCAGCGCAAAGCAGGTGTTACGCGAGCTTTGTATCAGTCAAAACGAATTGACTGGACAATGCACGTTATCGATCAATTCTTTGATCGAGATCACCGAGCTTTCCGAAACGACGGTTTTGAAGGCTCTTGCCATTCTCAAGGCGAGAGGCTTTATCTACGTTGAGAAAATAAAGACCCAAAACGGGTGGGGAAATTCCTACAGCTTTCCTCTGATGGAGAGTACCCCTAAAAATGAGGGTACCCACAATTCTAGGGATACCCCAAAAATTGAAGGTTCCCCCAGTTTTGAGGGTAAGGGTACCCACAATTCTAGGGATACGGGTACCCCTAAAACTAGGGATCTAAAAAAAGAAGAAAAAAGAGAAAAAAAGAATCCCAAAACTTCTTTCTCCATTCCTCGACCTGAAGACGTACCCGAACAGCTTTGGGCTGACTTCGTCACGCATCGCAAGGCCAAGAAAGCGCCGATCACCGAAACGGTCATCAAGCGCACGCGCTCCGAGGCCGCCAAGTGCTCCATGACGCTTTCGCAGGCCATCGAGATGATGGTCGCTCGCGGCTGGCAAGGGTTCGAGGCTCGGTTCGTCTTGGACAATCGTCCTAAAAACCAGTTCACGGTTGGTTATCGCGAACCAGACAAGCCTATACCGCCAGCTCAGAACCCGTTCCTTGTCAACCGGCCGAAGCCGTCAAAGACGAGGCATGAACTCGAACGCGAGAACGAGATGCGAGATGCGGAAGAACTCTTTGGAGGGTTGCTGTGATCCCATCTCCCAACTCACTCAGCAAAGTCATGGCCGGACTTCGAACCATCTGCTTCACATTCGGCAAAAGACGGGAGCATCGGCATCAGGTCTTGTATCCGCTCACCTATGACCGACTGGATGTTCTGGTCGAGCCGCGTGACGAAATCGCCAAGGCCGACCTTAGCTTTTGCCGATGTCTGAACGTCTGGATTGACGCTAAGCAAGCGGACTACAGACGAGCACGCATCCTGTGGCAGATGCTACTCAAGCCGGAAAACTTGCCGGCAATGATCTTTACCAACACGGCGGACAAGCTTTGCGCTTTTGACACCGTAAACACAAAAAAGGTGCTTTTCCCATGTCGATTGTCGAATCTATGACCCCCGAATCCCGCTTTGAAGAAGCATATGACAGTCTCGATCCTTTCTTCCTGCTACGCAAACCGATGGATTTCGAGGATGGTCTGTGCAGTCTTGTCGAAGGCCGATTTGAAGGCGTCTTGTGCCCGTTTGAACCTCGTCTCGCTTTCCGATCCGGTGAGGTTACGCTCTGGGGCGGAATCAACGGACACGGTAAGAGTTTGCTGACGGGTCAGTTGGCGATGCAATTGTCCGAAAAAGGGCGCAAGGCTTGCGTCGTATCTCTTGAAATGGATCCGAAGTACACGCTTTACCGCATGTGCCGCCAGTGGCTCGGCCACTATCCGAAGATGTCCGATGAATGCACGCGATTCCTGCGGGCGTTCAATGATCGAATCGTGATCTTTGACTATGTCGGTTCGGTCGATTGGAAGGTGCTTTATGGAGCAATCGTCATCGCGGCAAAAGACCGTTTTTGCGAGCACATTTTTATCGACAATCTGATGCGCTGTGTAGCAGGCGAAGACGACTACAACGCGCAGAAGGATTTCGTGCAAGAGCTGTGCCGCTTGGCTCGCCAGCTCGATGTCCACATCCATCTGGTTCACCACGTGCGCAAGGGAAAGGATGAAACGGAAGAGATAGGTAAGTTCAGCTTCAAAGGTTCAGGTTCGATTGTCGATCAGGTCGATAACGCAGTTCTGATTCAGCGTAATCGTGCCAAGGAAAAGCGGCGCGACGAAGGAATCTTGACACCAGTCGAAGATAAGGAAGAAGCCGACAGCATCCTTCGCATCGTCAAACAGCGAAACGGTGATTTCGAAGGCACCCGGGCGCTTTGGTTCAACCGCAAAGCGGCGGCTTTTTGTGACAACCCCGACTGCAAGACGCCGTGGGAGGTGTGATGACCATCCAGGTACTGAATCAGATCACGCTGTTTGCTCTGTCCGTGACCATCCTCGTTCAGGTCTTGACCTTGAGGCTCGTACTCAAAAAGATCGACTTGGTCCTGACTTTGATTGAGAACGCTTGCTCTAACGGAGGTGTGACAGAGGCCGAAATCCACATTCCTGCTGGATGTGTTGATGATGAAAAACGGGCTGAGACTTCCAACCAGTCTCGCCAGTAATCCGAAGAGGGCGCAGACCACTTCATGCCCAAATCATTGGGTGCAGGAGCAATGCGATGACCCGGAATAGAGATTCTTTCGAGATCGACCGACAAGTCGCCAGGCATGAGCTTAAAGCGAATAGCTGTAAACCCGTCTCGGGTTTGCACGCGGACTTGGTTGACATAGTAGAGACGGCTTTTTTCCATGGCTCTTTGCCTTACGGCGTAGTAGGCAGCCACAACAGCGGCAAACGAGCCGAGTGCGGCAATTGCAAGTTCTAAAGAAATCACAGTTTTGCCTCCGTGGGTTTGGTTGGTTGTTGGCGCTCTCAATCATCTCACGGAGGCACATAACCAGGAAGTAAAAATGGATTATGAAATCACTTTAAGCTGAGACGACCTTTTGACCATCATCAGTCTGCTTGAGAACGCCGGGAGCGCCTCCCTTGCGGTCAAGGTCAGAGATCAGATGTACGCACAGCGTGATGCCTTCTTGGCCAATCTTTCGAAGCAAGCTCGACCAAATCCGGAAAAGCCGATGACGGATGCACAGGCCGTGAACTATCTGCGCGAGATCTTCGGAGGTGCTCGATGAAAAAAGATCGGCTCAGACAGATCGAGGAAGAAGGATACAGAGCAGCACTCGCAGGCGAGTCCAAGTCGATGCACCTCTATCACACAAGAGATGAGCGCATGGCTTTTGAAGCCGGCTACTACAAGGGAACGATCGAGATCAACCGGGAACGAGAGGTAAGAAGGGAATGTACACAGCAAAAACAGGACTCTACGCAAAAGGGCGTTTAAAGACCGGCGAGATGAACCGAACCGAGGCCGCATACCGCGACCACTTGGAAGCCGAGAAGAGATCCGGGCGCATCTTGGCGTTTTGGTTCGAGCACATCAAGCTCAAGATCGCCGACAACGCCTGCGGCTACACGCCCGACTTTATGGTGATGCGTGCCGACGGCGTGATCGAGCTGCACGAGGTCAAGGGCAGCCTGCGTATCTTCCAAGAAGATGCAAAGGTCAAAGCGAAGGTCTGCGCGGACATGTACCCGTTCCCTGTCAAGGTCGTTTGGCCGCGCAAAAAGAAAGACGGCGGCGGCTGGGAAGAAATGCAGTATTGAGGAGACGAGATGCTTTCGAAGAACGATGAGGAAATTCTGACAGACCGCCTCCGCAACTGGGGGCGGTGGGCGGCTGACAACAAGCACCTGACGAGCAGCACTTTGCTCTGGCGAATGATGCAGCTATATGGCGAAAAGGAGGAGGGTGTCCGCCAGTATGTCGAAGAAGAGAAGGAGCTGCCACCCCCGATTGACACAATTGACGCTGTCATCGTTAACCGCGCTTGGCAATGTCTTCCGGAAAGCCCATTACGGTACAAGACTGCAAAATGGGTTTTGGTCGCGCATTACTGCTATCCGCACATGCCGCAGTCTGTGGCGCTTCGCCAGTTGCGAGTGAACCAGAAGACCTACGATCAGCTTCTGACAATGGCCAAGTACATGATCTTCAATCTGATCGAGAAAGACGCTGCGAAACGTTTTGCTACACGCGAGGCTTGACAAATTGGATTAAAAGGTCATAATTGACCCAAGAAAATTTGATTCCGGGTCGTGCCGCGTTAAGTTGGAGCCTTTTGGCTCCCTTGTCATGCACGGAAGAAACGAAAAGCCCCGACTGTTCGGGGCTTTTTTTCTTTGGTGCTATTCTTGCGTAGAACCAACAACGCAAGGAGACAACCATGAAAAAGGGTTTGCTTTTGACTCTGGCCGGGGTCGCTTTGGCTCTGACTGGATGCAAGTCCGGTATTGATGTTCCTGTCAAGTTTTCAAAACTGCAAGTCGCCAATGAGACTGTGACAGCTAACCTGTATCTTGAGGTTCCGGCTTGTAAAGACCCGAACAGCGGACTTGACTCGACTCAATTGCTTGAGGCCAAGCAAAAGGTTGCTTTCGTTCTGAAAGGGTCTGAATACAAGAGCTGTTCCCGAGACGGATTCAGCAGTATCGCTCAATTTACGGTGCCTGTTCAAATCGGAACGCAAACGCTTGATCCAAAGGAAGGTATAAGCGTCGGATTCTGGAACAATCAAGTTATCTATGTCTTTGTATCTGAAGCCGTGCGCGGTCAACTCAAGAAAGTCATGGGTAGATCGTTTGGTTTTAATCCGAATGATTTCGCTGTTACAGTCTGGGTAAAGAACGATTCTGGAAAACAGCAAGATTTCAGAATTCCGAGTGCTCTGCTTAAACAAGAAGGATATAAGCCAGAACCTCTGCACCAGCGAAATGTTGGATTAAAGCCCGGCTCAATTGTTGGGTTCCAATTGTCGAACATTGCTTCAATGTCCTTGCTTGATGAGAATGGTCCAGGCAATGCAGAAGCCCTGAGATTGCTTGAGCCGATCAAGTAGTCAAATCAATTTTTCAAGCCGCTGTGTCGTTTGCACGGCGGCTTTTTTTACGTCTATGGCAAACGAAAAAAACCTCAAGCCGGTCACTCAGCGAACGAAGAGCGAAGCAAGAGAGATCAGCAAAAAAGGCGGCGTTGCGTCTGGCAAATCCAGACGGATGCGCAAGACCTTCAGAGAGCTTCTGAAGATCGCTCTTGAGATGCCATCAGCTAATGGCGGCACAAACGCCGAGGAGATCGTCGCCAGCATGATCCGGAAGGCTCAGGGCGGCGATGTGAAGGCGTTTGAGGCTGTACGCGACACCATCGGAGAAAAGCCGGCAGACGTGATCGAGACCCATGAGAAAGCGCCGGAAGGCATGACTGAGATGTATGCCTGGCTCGCGCAGATGAAAAAATGAAGCCAATCGAAGCATTCGCTGAGCTGTACTCACCGCACCGCTACAAAGTCTTTTATGGTGGGCGGGGATCCGGAAAGTCTCAGGCGGTTGCACAGGCTCTCACTTTTTTGTCGTCCAACATCAACTTGCGCATCTTGTGCTGTCGCGAAGTCCAGAACTCGATCAAGGACTCGAGCTATCAAGTCCTAAAGGACATGACAGAAAAACTCGGGATCGGGCATGAGTACAAGTTCACTGAGTCGGAAATCCTTCACAAGCGAACCGGCAGCCGATTCATCTTCAGCGGCCTGCTGCGGAATGAAAATTCGATCAGGTCAAAGGAAGGCATCGACATCTGCTGGATCGAAGAAGCCTCCAGCGTCTCGCAGACTTCTTGGGACGTGCTGACGCCGACGATTCGAAAGCCGGGAAGCGAACTGTGGCTCACATTTAACCCGCTGACAACGGACGATCCGACGAATGTTTTCCTCGAAAATCCTCCGCCGGGCGCATACGTGCGCAAGGTCAACTACTCCGATAATCCGTACTTCCCTGATGTGCTCCGGGAGCAAATGGAGTGGGACAAGGCAAACGATTACGAGAAGTACCTGCATATTTGGGAAGGCTTCCCGCTGACAATCAGCGAAGCCCAAATTTTCCGAGGCAAGTACAGCGTCGAGTCGATTCCCGACGACTTGTACAAGCACGCGGATCGGCTCTTCTTCGGTGCTGACTTTGGATTCGCACGCGATCCGTCGACACTCGTGCGGTGCTTCATCATCGATAACCGTTTGTATATCGATTATGAAGCTTACGGTGTGGGCGTCGAAATCGACGAACTGCCGGATCTTTACCGATCTGTGCCGCTTTCCGAAAAGTGGCCGATCAAGGGCGACGCAGCGCGTCCTGAGACGATCAGTTACCTGAGCCGCAACGGTTTCGACATCGAGGCCGCAGACAAATGGCAAGGGAGCATCGAGGAAGGTATCAACTTCCTCAAGAGTTTCGACAGGATCATCATCGATCCGCGCTGTACGCATACGGCGGATGAGTTCCGCCTTTACAGCTACAAGACCGACCGCCTGACTGGCGAGGTCTTGCCGATTGTTTTAGACAAGTGGAACCATTGTGTAGATGGGGTCCGCTATGCACTAAGTGACTACATCAAGGCCAGAGGATATGGCTTCAAAATCAATTCGACAGAAGCGACAGAAGAAGGCATCTGGCTTTGACATGGCCGGGGGTGCGGCTGTCGTTAACGCAATCCCGAAATCCGCGCAGGATGTTCGCGCATTGCTTATGCCCGCACGTTCGCTCGCAGGCAACGCCAAGCACTACCAAAAGCTTGACGGCGCGATGGATGCGGCTTTTGCGGGCGGTGTGATTCCCGTCTTCGAGCAGAGCGTGCTTTCGTCGTTTACGACCTTTGTCGGCTACGGCGTTTTGCAGCAGCTCTCGCAAGACGCGCTGATTCGCTTGTGCATCCAGACGCGCACGGACGAAATGCTTAGGGCTTGGATCGACATCAAGTGCGACGATGCAGAGCGCAAGGAAAAGATCGAGGCGGAAATTGCTCGCATCGGTCTGCGCGACACGCTTTCCACGGCGCTCACAACGATGGGGCTGATGGGCGGCGCTTTTATCTTCATCAATACCGGCACCGACGATACGGTTGAGATCCTGAACAAAACTTCGAAGACCGGCGAAAAAGGCCGCTTGCGGTTTCAGGTCATCGACCCGATCTTCACGACCCCGCAGGGCTTCAACGCGTCGAATCCGCTTGAAGAAGACTTCTACAAGCCGAGCGTTTTCTACATCATGAGCAAGCCCGTGCACCGCTCGCGGCTGATCCGCTTCGTAGAAAACGAGGTGCCCGACCTGTTGAAGCCGTCCTACAACTTCTTCGGCATTCCGCAGGCGCAGCTCCTCTCGGATTACGTCACGCACTTCCGCAAGAACCGCGAGGAAGTGAACACGCTGTTGCACAAGTTCAGCACAAGCTTCATCAAGACGAACCTTAAGACGCAGCTCTTCCAAGGCCAGTCTTGGGGGCCGGTCAGCGACCGCGTGAAGTTCTTCGCGAAGTACCGCGACAATCAAGGCGTTGGCTTGCTCGACAAAGAAGCCGAGGATTTCGTACAGGTCAACACGCCGATTACAGGCTTGACGGACATCGTGCGCCAGTCGTTGGAGTTCGTCGTTTCGGTCAATCAGTCGGGTGTCGTCAAGACGCTCGGCTACACGCCCAACGGCTTCTCTTCTGGCGAGTCCGACGTAAAGCTTCAGGCCGACTTGATCGCAACGCGGCAGGAAAAAATCCTGCGCAAGCCGATTGAGGAAATCCTCAAGCTTTTGCAGTTGCATCTTTTCGGCGACATCGATCAGACGCTGACTTTCGAGTTCAACCCGTTGGACGAAGAGGATGCACGCACGGATGCCGAAGTCAGTAAGCTCAAGGCCGATACTGCTGCGGTTTATCTGGATCGCGGTGTGGTCACTGAGGACGAAGTGCGCGAGGCTTTGCGCACCGACGAGGCGCAGCCTTACGGAGCGCTTAACGGCGATGCACCGGGCGCGCCTGAAGACCCTTTCGGGCAGATGTTTGATCCTTTGAACAATGGCGAAACGAACCTCGAATAACCTGCGGCTCCGATCAGTCAAGCCGAGTGCGGGCCTGCGCGATGCGTATGCCAAAAAGCTCAAAAGCTTGGTCAACCGCATGGCGCAAGACGTTGCAAGCCGCATTCAAAAGCTCTATCAGACCGAGGAGCCCCTGATCGCAGTTGACGCGAAGGACGAGAAAAAACTGCCCGCGAAAAAGCTTCAAAAAATGCTCGACGACCTGCGCAAGAAGTGGGAAGTCGAGGTCTTTGACTTTGCCGAGCCGACGGCAAACTGGTTTGTCACGAAGGCTTCCGGCTACGTCGATCGGGCGCAGAACGCGGCCATCAAAGATGCAGGCATCCTCGGCTTTGACATTCGCTTCGACAAAGGAACGCTTTCTAAGGATGCGTTCGAAGCGCTTGTCAGTCAGAACGTTTCGCTCATCAAAAGCATCGGCACCAAGTACCTCGATGATGTCGAGGGCTCAGTCATGCGTGCCGTGACTGCCGGGCGCGATGTCGCAAGCCTCAAGGAAGAGCTTTCGACGCGCTACGGCATGACTCGCCGACGTGCGGAGTTCATTGCCCGCGATCAGTGCAACAAAGCAATCGAAGGCTTGGCACGAGCAAACGACCTTGAGACCGGTGTCGAAGAAGGCGTCTGGATTCACGTGCCCGGAAAAAAGACGAGCCGTGAAAGCCATCGAGCAATGGACGGCAAAAAGTTTGACTTGAGCAAAGGAATGTACGACCGCGAAGTAGGTCGCTACGTGATGCCGGGCGAATTGCCGGGTTGCCAATGCACGTATCAGCCAGTACTTTCCAAAAAGATATGGAAAAAACTCTCCTAGCACTTGACGCAGAGATCGTCCGCGAAAGCGTGCGCGAGCGCGACAAAAACGGCTATCTGCACGTCAAGGTCAGCAATTTGACGCAGGATCAAGTTGCCCCTTACTACGGGCGCGAGATTCCGGGCTTTAAAGAGCTTGGCCTAGATCCTGAACGAATTTACTACGGGTGGCGAAACCCCGACGAACTGCAAGCGGCACTACCGACATTCAACGGCGTGCCGCTCCTTTTTGAGCACAAGTTCGACTCTGCCGAGCATCCGAATACGGATTTGCGTGTCGGCATGGTCGGCACGTCGGCCAAGTGGGAACCGCCCTATATCACCAACGCCTTGAGCGTCTGGGATGAAAAAGCAATCGCAGCCATCGAGGACGGGACGCTTCGCGATCTGTCCTGCGGCTATCGATACACGCCGGACTTCAAGCCGGGCAAAACGCCCGACGGCGTGGAATATGACTTCGTGATGCGCGACATCGCTTGCAATCACGTTGCATTGGTCAACAGCGGTCGCGCTCCCGACTGCTACGTTGAAGACTCAAACCCTGAAGGATTGTCAGACATGGAAGAAAACGACAAGACCACCAAGGGCGCGCTCGACGGCTTTGCGGAGTTCGTCCGCAAGGTCATCGAAAACGCTCAGACGGGACTTTCGCCTGAAGCCATCGACGCTCTTGTGAAGCAGTTCGAGGAGGCGCACGCCAAGCTCGAAGAAGCAAAGCAGGGTGCCGCCGAGGCTCCTGCCGCACCCGCTCCGACGGGCGACGAAGAACCTGCCCCCGAAGCCTCTGAAAAGGCCGAAGACGAGGGCGAGGAAAAGCCTGCCGCCGAAGACGAAGAGTGCGTCGAAGGTAAAGACGAAGAACCCGCTCCGGAAGAAAAGAAGGAAGACGGTGCTATGGATGCGGACGCAATTGCCGCAACCGTGCGCAAGCAGCTCGCCTCCCAATATGCGGCAGCCGAAGCCGTTCGCGGTGTGCTCGGCAAGGTCGATGCGCTTGCATACGACTCCGCCGACAGCATCTACGCCGATGCCATCGCCAAGATGGGAATCAAGGGCATTCCTGCTTCTGCCGCGAAGTACGTCTTTGCAGCCATCCAGACCGTGAAGACTCCGAAGGAAGGCGCAATGGACTCCGCTCCGAAGACGGCTTCCACCGAGGACTTCCTCAAGAAATTCATTCGATAAGGAGGACGAGCAATGGCTCTCCAGACCAAAGTAAATGTGCAGATGGCTCCGGCAATTGCCGGTATGCCTGCAAGCGTTGTCGAGTCGCACTACACGGCTCTCACGCACATCGCAGCCGACCCGATCACGGTTGGCAATTTTGTGTTTGCCGACACGACCGATGGCAACAAGATTTCGGCCAAGGGCACCGGCATGGTGCGCGGCCTTGCGATCTATACCCGTCAGTACGTCGTCGGTTCCGTGACCGCTGAAAACAGCATGGTCATTCCCGCAGGCAAGCTTGTTCAGGTCGCTACCAACGGCAAGTTCTGGGTTGTCGCAACGAACGCCAATGCCAAGGTCGGCGATTTCGTGCTGGCTTCCCAGACCGACGGTTCGGTTACGACCCAGACGGGCAACGCACAGAAGGCGGGCTTCACGATGACGAACTTTGTCGTCGAAAAGGTGCTCGGCACGACTGCCAAGTCGCTCGTGCTGATTTCCAACCAGACGGCTACCGTCGTTCCGCCGATGGCCGCCGCCGCAGGTTAATCAACTTTGAGAGGAAGAAAAATCATGCGTAGTGAACTCATGAAATCTCTCGGTTTTGACCTGTGCCACGGTGACGGCCAGTTCCTGCCCACCGTTGACGGCACGGCCAAAATCGCTATGGACGCGGCCCTGACGACCGTTGCAAACGTCCAGACTCCCGCACTGTTCGCAACCTACTACAGCCCCGAAATCGTCGAGATTCTTCAGGCCGCCCGCAATTCCACGAAGGTCTTCTCGGAAGAAAAGCGCGGCGACTGGAAGGATGCTCAGTCGATGTTCCCGGCGGTTGAACACGTCGGCCAGACCACGGGTTATACCGACTTCGGTCGCGGCCCCGTGAGCGATGCCAACATCGAGATGATCGTCCGCGATACCTATCGCTTCCAGACCTTCATCCAGTGCGGCGATCTTGAGCAGGATCTTGCTGCCGCTCAGAAGATCAATCTTCTGAAGGAAAAGCAGACGGCTGCTGCTCGCGCCATCGAAATCGACGCCAACCAGTTCAACCTGTTCGGTGTCGAAGGTCTGACGATCTACGGTCTGCTGAACGATCCGGCTCTTCCGGCTGCTCTTTCTCCCGCAACGGTCAACACCTCCACGACCGCTTGGGCAGAAAAGAACGCCGTGCAGATCTATGAAGACGTCCTTTCGATGTTCAATCAGATCGCAGGCGCTTCCGGCGGCTACGTCGACTTCAGCGCTCCGCTCAAGCTCGTCGTTCCGCCCTCGATCTTGGGTCTGCTTGCGAAGACGACCGATCTCGGCGTGGCCCCTGTGCTTCAGACGCTCAAGGGCTACTTCCCGAACTTGGAAATCCTCGCTCTGCCGCAGCTCGAAGACGAAGAAGGCGTGTGCACGGCTATGCTCGTGTGCACCGAAGTTGCAGGTCAGGCGACCGGCAAGTACGGCTTCCTCGAAAAGCTGAAGACCTATCCGGTTCTCGTCGAACACAGCTCGCTTTCGCAGAAGTGGGCTTCTTCGACCACTGGCTTCCTGCTCTTCCGTCCGTTCGCCATCGCGCGTATGACGGGCATCCAGGCCTCTGATGACTAAGGTCTGACCGAAAACGGGAGGGGGTTCGCCCCTCCCTTTTTTTTAGGACTACAAAAATGGCAACACGAAAGAAGATAGTACGCAACCCCGACGCTCCGCGCGTGAAGACGCTCACGGAAGGAGAGGCGGTTGTCAATGTCGGCAACTCTGCAAAGACTGCCGAAACCGTAACGATTTTGTTCCGCTCCCGCTCTTCGCAGAAGTTCATCCTGCGCAACGGCAAGACCGTTGAAATCTGCGGGAACGGTGTTTACCTAGCCAACGCCAAGGGCGGCGCATTGCCCGCAGGCGGCTACGGCGTGACCGTCGTCGACAAGGCTTTGTGGGAGCAGGTCAAGAAGGAATTCGGCAAGGCTTACGGGCCTTGGTTCCGTTCCGGTCGCATTGTCGAAAAGAAGACCGAGACGGCGGGCGTGAACTTTGCGCTTGACCACGCCGACGACAAGACGGGCGATGACCCGATTCCTCAGAAAGCACCGGCAAAGGAGTAAGTGATGGCCGCTGTTGTCTTTGATGCCGAAACCTTCCGCAAGGTGCATCCGGCTTTTTCCGACGAGGTGCGTTTCACGGACGAAATGCTCGCGGCGTGCTTCGATCAGGCCGTCGAGATTGTCGGCAACGGCGACGACAGCGCGATACCTTACGAACCCGACGCAACGCCGCCCGTGAAGACGCGGGCGGTCGTGCTCGATCTTTTGACCTGTCACATTGCAACGCAGAGCTATCTCTGGGGCGATCAGCAGGCCGCGCCGCTGACGAACGCGGGCGAGGGTTCCGTAAGCGCAGGCTTCGGATCGCTTGCCGATACGAACAACCCGTCTTGGTGGGCTTCGACGAAGTGCGGAGCGCAGGCTTGGCAAATCGTGCAGCGTTACGCTGTCGGGCCGCTCTATTTCGGAATTAAACAGCTATATATGGGCGGTTAAATGAAGGTATCGGTCAAAGGTGGCGACAAGCTCGAACACCTGATCCAAACCTACAAAAAGCTGAAGATCGAGGCGGTTGCGGGCGTTTTTCAAAGCGCGACCAATTCCGAAACTGGCGAGCGCGTGGCCCCGTATGCCGCCATGATGGAGTACGGGACGATCCACACGCCTGCGAGACCTTTTTTGCGGCAGACCGTCGAGAAACACTCGAAAGAGTGGAAAGACTATCTCAAGCGCGGCTTGAAGGTTGCGAACGACGAGAACGCCGAGCGCGTCATGGGCTTGATCGGTCGACGAATGCGCAGCGACATCGTGCGCACAATCCGAGACGGCGATTTCGAGCCTCTTGATGCGAAAACCGTTCGGGCCAAAAGCCGTAAGAAGCGAGCCGAGCCGACAACGCCTTTGATCGACACGACATCGCTTATTAAATCAATTGCAAGTCAAGTTCGCAGGAAGATATGAACCTACATGACATCGTGCGGGGCGCGATTACCGCAGTCGCACGCGACCTTCCTGCTGAGCTTTACGTGATGACGGGCGAGCAGGAACGCGGCGAACGCGGAGATCTGCTCCCTGTTTTTGAACAGCCGGTTGAAGTGTTCGGCCAATGGCAGAGCATCAAAGCCGATGAGATTATCCAAACCGAGCGCATCAGCGAGGCTACGACTGTCCGCAGGGTTTATCTAAAAGCGACAGACGATGCGGGCTCTCGGCCTTGGGCGTCTTGGCGCCCGCTCGGGCGTTCGGGCGATCTGCTTAAGGATGACAAAGGCAACTTTTGGCTCGTCGACGCCGTTCTTGAAGACTTCACGCACGAAGGTTGGGTTTGCGTGCAGGCCGTTTTGCAGACGGTGGTGCCGCGCTTCAAAGTAAAGGAGTCAACCGATGTCGGCAGTTAAAGACGTATCGCAGGCCGACATCCTGAACGCGCTCATCAAGTTCTGCTTTAACTTCGCGGCCCCGGCGCTTGCAGACGAAATGCACGTGCTCGATGGCTTCGGCAATAACCGCACTTTGCCGAAAGACGGCAACGACTTTTGCGTTGTTACGCCGATCCGACAAGCCCGCAGCGGAACGAACATCGAGCGGTGGGAGTCGGACGGCGAGGCTCTGGAAGAGCTTGCAGAGTACGTCGATTTAGACGTTCAGATCGATGTCTACTCCACAAACATTTTTGATGCGTTGGAGCGAGCGGCGGCTTACGAAACGGTGGCCCGCTCAGACTTCGGCGTGCAGCACTTTGCGGCGTTCGGCATCGACTGCTTGTATGCAGACGACGTGCAGAACTTGACCGCAGTAATGGATTCCAAGCAGTACGTGAGTCGGTGGTCTCTCGTGTTGCACCTTGGCTACTGGAAGCGCGTCAAACTCGCGCAGGACTTTTTCAAAACCGCAATCGTTGACGTGATTAACGTCGATACGAAATTTAAACCTTGAGGTAAAACACAATGTCTATCAATGCGGGTTATCTCGTCGCGATCACGCCGCGCACGATCAGCGCAGGTGCTTCCGACCTTGAAACCAACGGCATGGTGCTCACGAAGAGCGCCTTGCTTCCCACCGGCACTCCGGCAATGGCCTTTGCTTCGGCTTCTGCCGTGTCCGACTTCTTCGGCGCAGCTTCCGACGAAGCTCGCTTTGCGCAGCAGTATTTCACAGGCCTGACGAATCAGCAGAAGGCTCCTTCGACCCTAATTATCGGTCGTCGTATCGATGAAGACTGCGCGGCTTGGATTCGCGGCGCACGCGTCTCCGCCGATCTGGCCGCCTTTAAGGCGATCAAAGACGGCGCTATGAAGATTACGATCGACGGCACCGAAAAGACTGCCGCAACGGTCGATCTGTCTGCCGCCACTTCGCTCTCCGACGTGGCCGAAAAGATCGCAACGGCTTTGACCGGCTGCACGGGTTCTTACGACTCGAACACGCAGACCTTCACCTTTACGTCTTCGACGAAGGGTACATCCTCGACGGTCGGCTACGCCTCCGCAGGTGAAGGCGGCACCGACTTGTCGGCCATGCTTAATCTCACGCAGGCCGCAGGTGCCGTGCTTTCGCAGGGCGCAGTCGCCCAGACCGAAGCCGCAACGCTTGATGCAGTTCGTGCCGCTACGGCAAATTGGTCGCAGTTTACGACCCTGTGGGAAGTCACCGAGCAGGCCGAAGCCGAAGCGTATGCCGCTTGGGCCGACATTGACGACGACTTTGTGTACGTCTTCTGGTCGAGCGATGCCAAGATGGCCGACGCGCTTACGCAGGAATCGACCATCGCCTATGCAATGAAGGATCGATACAACTGCACATTCCCGATTTATGCTCCGGACTACCTCACGGCGGCCTTTGCTGTGGCCTATCCCGCCACGATCAAGTGGGATGCGACGCAGGGCATGAAGGTTATCTTTGGCAAGACCGCAAGCGGCCTTACGCCAACCGTGACGACCGAACAGGAAGCTCTCGCGCTTGATAATTTGGGCGTGAGCTACATCGGCCAGTTTGCAACGCGCAACGACGAATTCCAGTTTGCGAATCGCGGCGAGCTTTGCAACAGCGCCATGTACGGCTTCTATGACACGCTGATCGGTTCGATTTGGCTGCGCTCGAAGTTGCAGACTTCGATTATGCAGGGCTTCTCGACCGTCAACCGTGCGCCCTACAGCGCCACGGGCTATACGATGCTCAAGTCGTGGTGCCAAGACCCGATTACGCAGGCCAAGAATGCGGGCGTGATCGATGCGGGCATTACGCTGTCCGACAGCCAGAAGGCTCAGATCATGCAGGAAACCGGCGACGAAGAAGCCCCGGGCGAACTTCAGAGCAAGGGCTACTACTTGCAGGTTCTTGATCCGGGCGCACAGGTTCGCGCACAGCGCGGCGCTCCGATCTCGCAGCTTTTCTATGCCTATGGGGGTAGTATCCAACGCGTTTCTCTGCCAGTAAGCGCAGTTTTATAGACAACCCGTTACAGCTATAATTCCCCTGTAAATCAATTTGCGGGGGAATTATGAAGCGTCTTGATTTATCAGGACAAAAGTTCGGTCGACTAACTGTTTTGACTTTCTTCGAAACACGAAATGGCAAATCTAAATGGTTGTGCCGTTGCGATTGTGGAAAAGAAAAAGTTGTTAGTGCTACAGACTTAAAATCTGGCAATACGAAATCGTGCGGGTGCCTAAACCTTGAAAGGGCCATTGAGAACATCAAAGGACGAAAGCGAAAGGCTATTCCGATGATTGGAAAAAGATTCGGAAAGCTTGTCGTTTTGTCTGAGGCAAAGAGCAACAGACGAGAGAAACGCTATTTGTGCCAATGTGATTGCGGAAACAAACACGCGGTTTTGGGAACGCTTTTAAGAAATGGAAAAGTCCGATCATGCGGGTGTTTCCAGAAAGAAACGGCTCGAAGACATTGTTTGTCGATGGCGGGACGACCAAGCCCTAGGGCTGTTGATCTTATCGGTCAAAAGTTCGAAGCTTTGACAGTTCTAGAAAAGGCGGAAAAAACAAACACAGGACAACAAAAATGGAAATGTGTTTGTGAGTGCGGAAATATTGTTTTTCCGACAACCGCCCATCTTAGGAGTGGGCACACAATCTCTTGCGGATGCCTGGGCTTAAAGCACGCGACCGAAGCAAAAATCAAGCATGGGAAATCGAGCACTCCCCTGTATCTTGTTCATCGAGCGATGATTGATCGATGCGAGAATCCAAACACGAAAGGGTTCAAGTGGTACGGGAAAAAAGGAGTGAAGGTTTGCGATGAGTGGAAAGATTTCCAGACCTTTTATGACTGGGCCATGAAGCACGGTTATCAAGAGGGTTTGACAATCGACCGCATCAATCCTGACGGTAATTATTGTCCTGAAAATTGCGAATGGGTGACTCGATCCGAGAACTCAAGACGAAGTCACCTAACAAGAAAGTAAACTTCATCGGCCACTCTTCGGAGTGGCCTTTCTTATTGGAGCTTTCGATGCCTCTCAATAACAAGACCTCCGCGAATGTAGTCGCGTGGCTCAAGATTGAAAACGTATGCCCGTCCGGTATTCAGCTCACGCAGTTTTCGACTGACGCGGGCATTGCCGCCGACGCCGTACAGGAAGTTCAGACCGACATGACGCTTGACGGCCACATGGTTAAGGGCTACACCCCGAACCCCTACGTGGTCAACCTGACGCTTCAGCCGACTTCTCCCGCGGTGCAGTACCTGCGCGAAGCTCAGGCTTTGCAGAAGTCGCTCAAGAGTCCGCTCGGCGTTGAGCTGACGGTTTACTACCCTGCGACCGACCGCACGTACCAGTTTGTCAACGGTGCGTTTACGCAGATGATGCCGATGCCTGCCGCCAACCGCGTGCAGGATCCGATCACGGTTCAGATGACCTTTGAGGATTGCCTGTAATGCGCGAATCCAAAACGATCACGCTCAAAGACGGCGAACGCGACATTACTTTCGAGATCAAGCCGATGTCGGCCATCAAGGCCGAGCGTTGGCTGATCCGCGCCGCGTTTGCTCTGGGCGGCGGCCTGTCGTCTTTGACGAGCAATGCCGACTCCGCCGAAATCGTCAAGACCCTGTCCGCAGTCGATTACGAGAAGGTCGCTCCGCTTTGGGACGAACTGCTTACGTGTTGCCAAATTCGCCAAGGCGGAGCGACGATTCCCGTCGATCCGCAGACGCTTGACGGAAAGATCGACTATCCGACGACGATCTTTTTGCTGAAAGTTGCCGTTGTTCAGGCGAACTTCGGTTTTTTCGGCAACGGCGGCTTCTCGAACTTCCTTTCCACGATGCGTGGCGTGCTGAACTCTTAAAAGTCAAGGGCGCGTCGGCTTTTGCGAATCTCCCGCCGGTTTGCGGTCGCGTCGTCTCCTCGCGGCTTGCGAGCCTGCGGGAACTTCAAACCTTTTACAGCCTGCAAGATGCTTACGACCTCGATGAGGTTTTGACCTTGCAGAACTATCACGAATGGCTTGCGAGCCGTAAGGACGATTGATGTCTGTCATTGACGAACTGCTGATTTCCGTCGGCCTGGATGCTCAGGACTTCGCAAAAGGAGTTGAAGCTGTTCGCGGAAAGCTTGAGGCTTTTGCGGGCACGGCAAAGGATAGTTTCGAAGAAGTCGGCGCTGCGTCGAAGGCTTCCGGGGCCATTTCTGCCTTGTCTTTTGACCGCGCAGGCGAACGTGTGCAACTGCTTGGCGAGGCTTCGAAAGAAGCCGCCGACGCAATCTCTGATTCCTTCAAAGGAGTTGCGCCGGTCATTGAGCTTGTGCGCTCAAAGCTTGGGCTTCTTGCGGCAACCTTCGGGCTTGTCGCAGGCGGTGCCGAAGCCTTCAGCAACTACGTAGACAAATCCGACTCGCTTTCGAAGCTTTCGATGCAGCTCGGTTTGTCCGTGCGTGAACTGGATGCCTTCGGAAAGGCCGCCGAAGCCGCAGGCGGTTCCGCTGAAAGTATGTTTGCGTCGATGCAAGCCTACTATCAGCAGACGGGGCGACCTGCCGAGGAAGTCTTTCAGCTTGCGAGCAAAGTCGAGGGCATGAGTCGCGGCGCGGCTCAACGCTTCCTGCAAGCGCAGGGCGTGGCGCTCGATGCCATTCCGATTTTCCTGCAAGGCCAAAAGACGCTTGATGCCCTGATGGCGAAGTACCGTCAGACGGCTTTTACGGCGCAGGACGCACGAAACGCCCGCGCTTTCAAAGTCGCGTGGACGGACTTCAAGATCGCTGCGCAGGATGTCGGAAACGTCTTTGTGCGTCTGGTATTGCCGGGCATCACAAAGCTGCTCGACGGCTTGAGCGGACTTGTCGGAATCATCCGAGAAAACTCGCGCGCTTTCGCTCTGCTCGCGGTCGGGTTTGGGCTGGTGTTCGGGCTTAAAAACCTGAACGCCATCAAAAACATGATTTTGGCCGTTCGCACCTTCGGCTTGGCTATCAAGATGGCGGCCTTGCCTGTGACGGTCGTCGTGGCGGCTGTTGCGGCTTTAGCGCTTGCGATTGATGACCTAATGGGCTTTGCGCAAGGAGCAGACAGCCTGATGGAACGCATGCTCAAAAAAATGGGCATGGGTGCCGAGGACATCGAGGGGCTGCGTGAGAGCGTGCAGGCGCTCGGCGAAGGCTTTGCTTGGCTTTGGGACAAGATCAAGCCTCTTTTGAGCGGAGCATTGACGATTGTCTTCAAAGTTGTTGCAGGTGCGATTGTCGTACTTGTGGGCGTCATAAATGGCCTCATTATCGGCTTTAATGCGCTGTGGAAAACGGCCAAGAAAATCGGGAAAGACATTGCGGACGTTTTCGTCGCAATTCCCGATGCAATCGTCGATGCGCTGAAAACCGCTTGGCAGACGCTGACGGGTTGGTTCGATAAAGCAGCCGGACTGGTCAAAGATAAGATCGGCAAGCCGATTAAGGATCTCGTCGGTGGCATCGGAAACTTTCTCGGATTCGGTGACGATGACGAGGAAGAAAAGGAAAAAACCGCGACCACGCGCGAGCGTGAGGTCGTTGTCGTGAAGCAGGCCGCATATAAGGCCGCCTCTCCGAACGTCGTCACGAACGCAAACATGAACGTCGTGAACAACATCCAGACGCGCGACAACCCGCAGGCGATCAGCCGAGCAATCGGCAATACGGTTACCGGCGGTTTCAACCGTCAGGCTTCGCTCATCGGTCAGTCGATGGGCGGCGTAAATCAGAAGTAGGTGCAGGATGGCTCAAGATTTTTCTTCGTGGGCGATCCTGAACTCCTCGGATCGGCCCGTCTGTGACTACGTAGGCATCACGGCCTGCTCGCTTGCAGAAGCTGCGCAAGTGCTGACCGAACCGTTAGAGGGCGGGAACCTTGCGGCTTATAACAAGGTGCAGGCTCCCGATGCGGTGAGCGTTTCTCTTGCGCTCGACGGCGATCCGTCGATACAGACGCAGGCTTTGAATCAGCTTCGAAACCTGAAGCAAGCAATCGGATCGAGTTCGCTCTGCAAGCTCGTAACGCCGTACTTTGTGGTCGAAAACCTTGCGCTTGAGACGATCAGCCAGTCGAGATCAGTCACGCAGAACGCAACTTCGCTGATTGTTGAGCTTGGTTTCATCACGATTCGGACGGTGCAAACGGGCAATCGCAGAGTCGTCTGGTCGCCTCGGAATCCGACAAGCTCGGATGAAGTCAACGGAGGGAAGGTTCAGTCGCAGACGCTCGCATCAAAACTTACTGATGGAATCTTCTGATGGCTTGGATGGAAATTCCTCTTTCTGCCGTCCCTTTTCAGACGGTCAGCGCGGTCGTGAACGGCCAGAACTACCGCATTACGGTGAGGCAAAACGGGGCGTTTGTGTACGCCTCTGTCATGGTCGACGGCGAGAAGGTTGTGGACAACGCGCTTGCGGTTGCACGCGGGCGCGTGATTCCTTTTGCTCAAACCGTCGCGCAGACGATGCTCTACTGGCTTGATACGCAGGGCGATGATCGCCCGCAGTACGAAGGTTTGGGCGACCGTTGGAAGTTGGTCTACGAAGCAGATGAATAGCTTTTCTCAAAAGCAAATCCGCATCAGCATCACGATGGATGATGGCGGCTCTCGCGGCTCGCAGATGGTCTTCACGCAGCACGCTATGGCTGTGCGAATCCAGAAGCAAGGCGCACCGGAACTGCCAAAGGCGCAGGTTGCGATCTGGGGCTTGTCGCAGGCTCAAATGACGCAGCTTACGATGCTGTCCTTTGATGCCCTGTCGATGCGCCGAAACGTGCTTGAGATTGCGGCGGGTGAAGAAGGACAGCAGCTTGCGGTCGTGTTTCAGGGCGAGATCATGAACTCGGCCCCGGACATGAATGCCGCACCTTCGCCGGTTATGCGTCTTGAGGCAATTTCGGCTGCTTATCCGAAACTGATTCCTTCGGCTCCGGTTGCGGTCAAAGGCGAGCAGACGGTCGACAGCTTGATGCAGTCCTTTGCGAACGAAGCAGGAATGCAGTACGAGTCGGTCGGCATTACGTCGAGCCTTTCGAACTGCACGATCAACGGCGATCCGATTGCGAAAAGCAAATGGGTGGCCGACACCATCGGGGCGGACTTGATAATCGACGATCAGAAGATCGTGCTTGTCAATCCTGAAAGCTATCGAGGTCAGGCTGTGTCGATTGATGTCATCAATCCGGAAAACGGCCAGATCGGATACCCGAGTTTCGACTCGATGGGCATTCGCGCGGTATGCCTTTTCAACCCTAACTTGCAGTGCTGTGGGCTTTGCAGGATTGAAAGCTCGATGCCTCGCGCGACGGGCGTTTGGAAAATCTACAGCGTGACGCATGACATCGCCGCGAATATGCCGAGCGGCGGGGCATGGCGCACAGAAATTGCGGGCACTTGGGTAGACCGATGACAGAACTCAAAAAGAATGCGCGGGTTTCGGCCTTCGGGTCGGAGCTTAATGCGCAGGATTTTTTCATTCGCTCGATCATCAAGCAGATGGTGAGCACGGCAATTCCCGTGCGCGTCGATGTGGTCGAGCGTGCGGCGGACGGAAGCGGTGCGCTTTACGTCGATGCAACGCCTTTGATCTGCCAGACGGATGCTGACGGCAATACGCTTGAACCCGTTAGCATCCCGCGATTGCCGTACTTCCGTCTTCAGCACGGAACGGCGGCAGTGATTTGCGACCCGAAGGTTGGCGATGTCGGCTTAGCCATTTTTGCGCAGCAGGACGTTTCTCGACTTGATGGCGGGAATCAGCCTGTGGCCCCCGGTACTTTCCGATGCTTCGATATGTCGGACGGCTTTTACATCGGCGGATTTTGGGGGCAGAAGCCAACGACTTTCGTGCGCATCGAGGATAGCGGCGACATCACGATTACAGGGCCGCAAACCGTCACTGTCAACACCACGACGGCTACCGTCAACGCTTCAGGATCGACGACGGTCGACAGTCCGACCGTGACGATCACGGGCGACACGACGATCCAAAAGACTTTGACAGTGGTCGGCAAGATCACGGGCACGGGCGGCATGGCAGTTTCCGGCGGTGGCGGCGCGACAGTGACGGGCAATGTGGCCGTTACGGGCGGCGACGTGAGCGCAGACGGCATCGGATTGAAGTCGCACGTTCACGATTGCCCGCAGGGCGGAACGACAAGCACAGGACACGGCTAAATGCACACAGAGAAAACGCTCGGTCTGACTCCCGACTGGGATTTGGCATTCGACGCAAACGGCGATTTGCAGATGCTCGATCAGGTCGAAGCAATCTGCCAAAACGTCTGCAATGAGTGCCGACTTTTCCTACACGATGCCTACTTCAGATTTGATGAGGGCATTGATTGGTTTACCGATCAGCTCGGCAAGCCGTTGCAGGTGGCCATTGTTACAGACCGCTTGCGTCGGGCCGCTTTGAGTGTGCCGGGCGTGCTTGCGGTGACATCGATCAACCTCGAATCAGTAGACAAACAGACGCGCACGCTGCGCGGGACAATCGAAATCGAAACTGAGTACGGTCATGGCACAAGTAACCTTTGACGAAAATACGGGGGTCGTAATTCCTTCGACCCGCGAGGTGCGCGAGGATCTGGCGCAGGCCGTGCAGGATGCGATGCCCGCAGCCGCAAACGGCGACCCTGTAAACGTCGACTCATCTTCACCGCTCGGTCAGATCATCGATCTGGCGACAGCCGAAGTTGAAGCAAAAAATTCCGAGGTTGGCTTTTTGGCTAACCAATTTAATCCTGACGTAGCCTACGGCGTTTTCCTTGACGCGCTTGCCAATTTGTACGGACTACAGCGCAAGGTTTCAGAACCGACAGTCGTCGTTTGCACTTGTACGGGGTTGCGCGGCACGGTGATTCCCTACGGCGCAATCGTCGAAGATTCGAACGGCAATCAGCTTCGGCATATCGTCGTCGCGGGCGCAACCATCGGCGACGACGGCACGGTCGACACGACCTTTGCAACCGTCGAGCATGGCCCGATTGAGATTGGCGCTTCGACCGTGACAAAGATTGTGACGGTGATTGCCGGTTGGGATACGGTTACGAACGCAGCCGCAGGTGCGACGGGGCGCGACATCGAGCCTGACGGTGAGCTTCGCAACCGCATGAAAGAGTCCTACGCGATGAACGCCAACGGCACAGTTGCGAACATTCAAGCCAATTTGGCGCAGCTTGACGGCGTTCTCGACTGCATCGTTCTCGAAAACTTCACGAACCTTCCGCAGACCCAGTATGAGCTTCAGCTTGAGCCGCACTCAATTGCGGTTTGCATCGTCGGCGGCGAGGATGCGGAAATTGCCCGTGTGCTTTTTGAGCGCAAGTCCGGCGGATGCGGGACGAACGGCGACACCGAAGTAACGCACATCGATACCGAGCATTTCAATGCTTCGTATACCTACAAGATCGTCCGCCCGACGGCGGTCGATTTCAGCGTGAAAGTTGAATTTTTCGATGACGACATGAACGTCGACGCGCAGGCCGCAGTCAAGGAAGCCATCACAAAGGACTTCTTAGGCGAGCTTGAAAATTCGCGCGTGACGCTCGCGAGCACGGTCTACGCATCACGCTTTTATCAATGCGTGCAGTCCGTAACGACGGCTCCCATTAAGTCGATCACGGTTGGGCTTGACGATGGCGCTTTGGGCGCTTCGGTAGACGTACCGGCAGACGAATCGCCGACGATTTCGGACGACACAATCACCTTGGCCTTTGGAGGCTAGTCCATGAGCGACACGCAGACTTGGCAAAACTTTGAGTCGGTTGATGACGTGCGTGAAATGGCCGATGTGACGAGTAAGGCATCAATTGCGATGCAGAGCCAGTACGCTCACGCGCCGCGCATGAAAGCCGTCGGAAAGATTTTGCAGAACGAGATTGACGCAAGCGATCAGCTCGACGATTTGGCCGTACAGGTCGCCGACGTACAAACCGCAAAAGGCGTTTTTCTCGACTGGTGGGGCAAGCGCATCGGCATTGACCGCTTTATCAAGGTCGGAAGCGAATACGTCCGTTTTGACGACGATTACTACCGGTTCCTCTTGATGTACCGCGCAGTCTGCAACCTGTCGGACAGCACGTGCGCGACGATGAATCGGATGCTCTCGATGCTCACATCGACGCGCGTCTTTGTGGTCGATTACCAAGATATGACCCTTCAGAGCATCGTGATTATCGGCAACATTGACGAAATTCAGGCGCAAGTTTTGCAGACCTACGGCCTTTTGAATCGTCCGGCAGGCGTGATGACGAACTTTCTCATTATCTACCCGAATGAGGAAATTTTTGGCTTCGAAGGTTCAGATCTACTGCCGTTCGATCAAGGCGTTTTCAACCCCGGTCGAACAATCGGCGGCGCTTAACCGAACAAAATACATGAACAGCCTCGCGCAAGCGGGGCTTTTTTTATGGGCAAATCATGAGCAAATATCCGCAGTACTTGCTTACTTCGGCCATTGCGGTCGATGGCGACAAGGTTGTCCCGCCCGCCGATTCGCAGAC